TCACTCATCCAGCGCCTCGTCGAGGCTCGCCGGCATCTCACCTGGTCGGTAGGCGAAGCCGGGATCGATGCCTTCGGGCACCAACACAGTTCGCGTGCTGCCGTCCGGAAGGTTGATCGTGCGTTCGACCATCTGCGAGACCGGCGCCTGGTCGGAAACCGTGAGCCCGTAGCGCCGCAGATCGTCCTCGGAGAGGCTATCGACCCAGCAATGGCAGCCCCAGCCGTTCGGCGGGTAATGCGTCTGCCACCACGGGTCATCGACCGGCAGAATCGTGCCGTCCCAGCTCTCGTGCAGCGGGCGCGGATGCTTCTGGCCTTCGAGATGGCGATAGATGAGGTACGGCCGCGTGCGCTTGACGCGCTGGATCTGATCCCAGCGGCCGGCGGCATAGGCCGTGCTCATGTTTGTGTCGAAGATTACGCGGCTGCGCCAGCCGCGCGATCCGTTGTAGCTCCAACCGTGGTCCTCGACGATGCGGTCGAAGTCCTTTCGGAAAGATTCGAGCGTCTCGCCGCTCTCGATCGCCTTGTTGACGGCATCGTGGAAGTCGGCGACCAGGCCATCGGTCATCGCGCCGGCGACGGTGAAGCTGGCCGAGTGCTCTTGTTGCCAGAGATCTGTCCAGGCGGCGGTCGGGACGTTCGTTTTCTTCTTGAGGAAGTTGATCGCCTCAGTCGGATTGGTTGAGAACGGCAGCACCTCGGCGTGCAGCGATGCCCAGGAGCAGCCGCAAGCCCGCCTAATCGGTGTGCCGTGGTACTTAAGCATCCGGAATCTGCGCCCGACCTGTGAGATTGGCGACCACGCGCGCCATCCGCATCAACCCCGCGAGATTCCGCTCGGCGATTCCAGGCTTCAGCTTGCGCAACTCCTCCTGGACCTGGTCTAGCGAGGTCGAGCGCTCGACGACGGCGCGCACCTCGTTGATGATCGCATCCGCGCCGGATCCGCAAAGCCGCTCGGCCTGGTCTGCCAGCGCCGCGATCGGATCATGCACCTCTTGCATGCGCGTGGCCGCATTCAGCGATGGCGCGGCCGAGAACGCATCGCCGCCAAATCCGCCGAAAGACGGCGCCTGCGCGGGCGCGACCAGCAATTCGTCGCCGTCTTCCGGCACGGGAATGCCGAGAAGCTCGTTGAAGAACGTCTTCTTGACCTTGAGGCCCATCGGCACGAGCTTCGTGGCGCTCTCGACGGTCAATTGAACGTCGGTGTCTTCGGACCGGCCGATGCGAAGCCGCGGATAGGCCTTCTGCGCGCCGAATTGCAGATCGATGCCAGGTCGAACCAGATCGCGGTTGAGAATTGCGCTCAACGCCTTCGCGTCAGCGCGCTCGATGTCCTCCTGAACCTGCCGGTGCTCCTGGCCGACGGCGTGTCCGCCGGCAATTGCATCAGTCGTCGCAGTCTGGCCGAGCACGGCCTTGGACACTTGCTGGTCGAGCCAGTCGCAGCGCTTCTGGTAAAGGTCGCTGCCGGGGCCGACGTTCTTGGATTCGATGAACTCGATGTTCATCATCTCCGGGATGATCGCCGCACAGTCGCCGGCAATGTTAGCGACCGCGTTGAACAACGTGTCCTTGTCACCTTGCGAGGAGCCTGCCGGATACTTGCCGACACGGACCGGTTGGCCGAAGGTTTGCGTGAAGATCGCCCAGTCGCGCTGAGTGAACGCCTTGAACATCCACGCCCACGCGACCAGGCGCGAGAGGCCGGATCGGATCGGCAGCCCGGACTTCGCGCGGATCACGGTGGTGATGAACTTGAACGGCGCCAGCGTTGTCTCGCCCGATGACGTCATGGGCACTGTGCCGACACCATCAGCGCTGTAGTCGCCGAGCAAAAGCGGCGTCTCTCCGTCGTTGCGGTCGAAACGAAACCAGCGCGGATCGCGCCAGGCGAGCTTCTTGACGGTCCAGTCACCTTCGGACGTGTCCCAGATGATCTCCGTGACGCTGACACCCTTGCCGATGGCATCGAGCATGTCGAACAGTTCGTCCTGGAGCGTGTCGCGCTTCAGGACGCCCTCAACCCAGGCCGCGTGCGCCTTTGCATCCGGCGTATCCTCAGCGGGCTCGACCGTGATGTCGAGCTGAGAGACTTGCCGCTTTCGCGTGCCAAGGACGCCGGCATAATGCAGGTCGCGCTCCTCGATCTGCTCGGCCAGCTCGAAGAAGCGCAGCGGATCGTACGCATCGGCTGCCTTCAGTATGTTGGCGAGCCGAATAGGATTGAGCCCATCGGCCGGGTAGCCCGAGATCGGTGACCTCACGCTACCGACGCGCGGGCCGGCGATCTCTTCGGTCAACACTTCGCGCTGGATAGCGCGGCCGAACTGATCGAGGATGGGTGACGTCTTGACGGCCATTAAAAGCCTCCTCGAATTCGAGCGCCCAACGGAGCCTTCCACCAGGCGCGGCCGGTGTCTCTATCCTCGTCGCCGGACGGGTTCTCAGGATCACGAGTCGCCGCCGAGCGATAATCGAACTCGACCAAGTTCGCCCGCGTTTGCGCATAGGCCAGCACCAGCGCAATCGCGACGTCGCCGTGCCGCTTCTTTCCGTCAGCGCCCTTGGTGCGGATATCGGGGACGCGTGGAACGCCCTTGATGGTCTGCACCAAGGCCAGATCGTCGAGGCCATCCGCGTCCTTCGGCAGCAAAATACTACCGTCCTCGAAGGCGCTCTTGAGCGGCGGGAAATTTTCCAGGTACCACTCGGTCGACATCTTGACCTGCTCGATGCGGAGCGGTCCGTACTTCTGCGCCGCGACCTCGGCGAGGTAGGCGCCGTTGCCGGAAGCGTCCATCTTGCCTCCGACGAAGCGCGGCAGGCCATCGCAGAGATAGAAGAGCACTTGCCGTTGCTGCTCGAACGGGATGTTCGACATCTCGATCCAGAACGGCACGGTCCGCCGCAGCGTCTTGCCGATCTCGATCGGTATCAGCACCGAAAGGTCGAGGTTGCGCGCGAAGTCCTGGCCGAAGGCGTGCTGGCGCTCCGGATCGAGCTTCTTCAACAGCGGTTCAAGGTGCTCTTTGCACCAGTCAGCGATGTCGGCTTCGCGGTACTCCTTCGGCAGGAAGGTGAACTCGGCCGGCCGCGGCAGGCGCAGCACCGGCGCATCCATCACCATGCGCGCCTCGATCAGCGCACGCGGCAGATAGACGCCGCCGCCCTGCGAGGGAATGCAGAAAAGCTCCTCGTCGGCGGCGTCGCCGTAGGACGCGATGATCTCGGCGCGCCACTTGGCTTCGCCCTCCGGCGTCCACTCCTCGCCCGTAACAAGGCAGATTCGCTGGTAGAGGCCGTCCTTCAGCGCATCGTCGAAATCGTAGCGCTCGACGTGGTAGGGTTTTCTCTTGGCACGCGCGTCCTCGATCACCCGATTGAACGGGTTGGCCACGCCGAGATGTGTAGAGATCACCAGGACACGGCCGCCCCACATCAGAAGCGCGAGCGCCGCCTTCATCATGGCGTCGAGATCGTCGTGGAACGCTGCCTCGTCGAGGATGACGAAGCCCTGCATGCCGCGCAGCGAGCGTGGCCGAGACGGTAGCGCGATGATCTCGAAGCCAGAGGCGAAGCGGATACGGAACGCCTGGATGTTGCTATCGGGATCGCCGTCGTCGAAGACGAATTCCTGCACCTCGGAGGCGGCTTCCTCGAAGCTCTTCGCCCACATGCCGCAGACGTCGATGAACTCCCGCGCCATCTCCTTGTTGTAGCCGATGTAGAACACGTCCATGCCACCGGCCGACTTGACGGCCGCGGCGGTGAGCGCGGCATCGGACGCGACGCCCCAGGTCGCGCCGATACGACGTGACTTCTCGCAGATCGTGACATTATGGCTCGCTGTCGAATTCAGCAGCCGCTTCTGATAGCCCAGCAACACACCTTCGATGCCGCCCGCATCGCGCGCGAGCTGCGCGCCGACAGCCAGGCCGGCGCGGCGCGTCTCTGCCCATTCGGCATCGGAGATGGTGCGGGCAGACTCGGTCATAGCCGAAGGAATCTCATTTCGTTCATGTTTTCAGCAGCGCCACATTGTGATTGGCTCCTTGCAACCAGGAGGAGAGAAGATGACGCAAGGTGGACCGGGTAACGAACCGCAGCCCGAAGAGCGGAAGATCAACATTTCCCAATCTCTCAATGCGCAAATCGCAACAGGCGGCTCACTCATGATGGCGCTTCAGGCGGTCCTCAAGTACGCCGTCTGGCCGGACCGGATGAAGATCGATGCTCCAACTCCGAACAGCCGGCTCGAATTTCTCGCCAAGGAGGCACTCCGCGAGATCAAGAACGCTACGGCCAATGGCTTTCCGGCAGCCGACGAGGCAGCGGGAAAGCAAACTGCCCTTATGATTGTCGAGCAGATCGCCGGCGCGATACGGAAGGAGATTGAGTCTCGCCATGAGTAGTCTCCCTTAAGACCAGTTCCAGAAGCCTTGCGCGCCGGCAGACGGAATCGGCGTTTCAAACCGCTTGATGTCCGACAGCGGCCAGCCATAGAGGCTATGGTCAAGACGGGCGCTGTCCGCGATCGGCGTACCCTTGAAGATGTCGAGCACGCTGCGAGGCTCGCCGATGACGGCCGAGCCTAGCGCGACACTGAGCGGAGCCATGTGAAGATTCGCGTGCTTGCCGTGCGCCCTCAATGCCGCGAGCATTTGGCTCACGACTGGTCCGGCAATCCGAGCGTCAAGCGCGGACTCGCCACCGTCGATGCGATCGAGCAGATCTTCAAGCTCGACGAGCGGCGGCCGGCGCGCGCTGGCGTGGATGACAATGCGCTTGCCGACCAGCCTTGCAAGGTGCGGCTTGTCTGTGAACATCCAATCGCGGAATTCGTGCGGCTTGGCGCCGAGGATGATCAGCGTTGCCCACGGCTGATAGACGGTCAGCGCCTTCGTCCCGGCCGGCAGATCGAACGCCTTGAGCCCCTGTTCGGCCTTCTCGACAACACGAACCGCCTCGCGATGGTTGTCGCTGATGCGGCCGGTGGTTCGGTAGCTCTCGTAGACGGCCGCTTGCAGCGGCCTCGGCACCATGCGCCAGTGACGCGGGCACATGAAGATATTGCTGCGGACGTTCGTCTTGCAGCCCTCGATCGGACACTCGTGGCTCATGTCGCATCTTCCTCCTGACTGAAAGACGTTGGTGATGACGAAATGGATCGACGTTGCCACGCCGATGCCGGCGAAGATGATCCAGAGAACGAGACACAGCGCCGGCCGCACCTTGCTTCTGCGCTCAGCCCTCAGCCGCGTGTCGCGCTCGTCGAGGTGATCCCGTGAACTCATGAGGCTTTCTTCTCGATGCCGAGAATTCGGCTCTTGATCGCGTCAACCGTCTCGGCCGTGAGACCTTTGGTCCTCGCGACGGTCTCGACGGCCTTGATTGCGTTTTCCTTCAGCTCGGCCGCGATCTTGCGGCGGCCGTCGGCGCTGATGCGCTTGGCTTCCTCGGCGTGCTTCAGCGCGCGCGACGTCATCATCAGCATCTCGGCGGTGTCGCCGTCGGCGCCGAGCTCGCCGGCGTTGCCGAGCATCTCCGAGATCAGCGTTTTGATCGTTTCCGCGACCATCAGGGTCAGCGAGTTGTCACCGGCCTCGTCCAGCTTCGGCGCGATGATCGCAGCGATCTCGCGGGTCTCTTCCAGGCGCCGTCCGAGCAACGCGACCCGCATGGCGGTGCGGTTGAAAGCCGAGCGCGAGATTTTCTCCGGCAAAGGTGCGCTGGCATCGTTGGCGAGCGAAGCCGCCCTTAAACGGGCGTTGAACTCGTCCAGAATTTCGAGCTGGCTGCGCTTCCGTTCCTTGAGCTGCTCAAAGGCCCAGACCTTGGCTTCATCCGCCCATTCCGGGAGCTTGTCGATCTCCGACAACCGGCCGCGGCGGGCCTTTGCGTGCTGTGCCATCGGGCGCTAGCCCTCCGGCAGGCTGGGACGCTTGATGCCCTCGATCAGAAGGCGTCGCTCGACGTGCTCGATGCCCTTCGGAGCAAGCGTGACAATCACGGCCGTGCCAGCGCTGACCTTCGTCGCCGCGCCCATGTCGACGAGCCAGTTCAGCTCCTCGCGAATCCAGTCGCGCGATTTGGCGATTGCAAACGACTCCAGCACCTCCTGAAGCATGCTGTCGCTCGACGAATAGTTCGACTGCTGATGCAGCCAATGCAAGATGATCAGCCGCGCGTGCTCTCGAATGATGTCCCGTCCCATCAGCTCATCACCTTCTCGACCATAGCTTCCTGGATGCGATCGGCCATCGCGGCGATCGGCTTCATCCGCTCGGTCAATTTGCCGACCTCGGTCTGCATGCCCGCCAACGCCATCTCCAGCCGATGCGTGACATCCTTGTCGGGCAAATGCGCCATGTCGGCTTCGAGCTTGACGACACGGTCCTTGACCATGTCGCTCTCAGCCTTGACCACGGACGTGCGCACGATCGCGGCTTCGCGATCATCCTTCTGTGTCTTCTCGATCGAATCCAGCCGTGCGTCGATCTTCTTCGCGCGGCCGTTAAGGATCGGGTAGAGAAACGCAGCGAGCGCTATGGCGATCGACACCCACGGCGCCCAATCAATAAAGTTCACGTCTCACTTCCCCTTTGCAAGCCGCTCGCGTTGCCGCTTCTGGCATTCACGCGTGGCGTCGGTGTTGGCATTGGCTTCACCGAGCGCGACGGCGTATTCGCCGATCTTCTGCCACGGGTCGCTCTGTTCGGTGACAACGGGATCATCGACGTTCCGCGCCAGATCTTCGCAGGCGCGCGACAAGACCGCGCTTTGGCTTGCCCGCGACGGCGCCGGCTGCCTGCTTTCGACGTTGGAGGTCGTGCAGCCAGTCGATGACGCCAGCGCGAGGAGCACAAGCGGCAGCGTTAGGATCGTCGCCAAACTTCGCCTGGTACACACTGAGTTTACCCCTTGCATCCTGTGCCTGCGCATCAGCGTCGGCTTTGAGGTCTTCGGCATCGGCAGCCGCCTTGGCCTGATTGCCGAGTTGAAACTCCTTGAAGGCGAGATCACTCTTGACCCGCTCCAGCTCGGCGCGTGTCCGCTCGGATTTAACGCCAAACAGATAGAGCAGCGCCGCGAAGCCGATGATGGTGACCAGCGAGGCCGCCTTGGTGAAGGCGGCAGCCTTGGGAAACAGCAGGGTGACGAAGGGCAGATGGGCAAGCGCGAAGCTCGCAACCACGACAGCGGCAATGACGACCAGCACGAGCGGTGACGTCGCGATCTGCCAGAACACTTCCGCGCTGAAGCTGTTGATGGCGTCGAGGGCGGAAACCAACCACGCGGCCGGGTCGAACCAGATGAACAAGGTCATGCCGGCTGGCCCTCCGGCACGTCCGCGCGGATCTCGCCGTCGATAGCCTGCCGCGCCTTCTTGGCCTTCATGCTGGACCAGAGCGAATAGAGCAGCGCACCGACGCCGGCGAGCACGCAGAGGATCACGATGGCCGTGTAGATCTTCATCAGCCAATCGGAGCTGCCTGCGATCGGTTCGACCTGGTCTTTCACACCCTGGAGCATGGTGCCGACCGTGCCGGAGCCGACACCGCCTTTGACGGCGTCGCCGGCGTCGATCGCCGGCTGCGCCACGTCGCTCGCATAGGCCTTGGCGTCGCCCTGGTCGAGGTGGGCCTCGATCGGCTTCGGCCCGACTGAGCCTGTCGCCCAAGCCTGGCCGATCTGCTTGACGTTGGCGACGCGCTTGCTCCAACCGGCGCCGAACGTCGACCAGGTCGAGAGGTGCTGGAGCATACCGAGCCGCAGCGCGCAGAGATCGGCAACCAGTTTGTCGTGGTCGGGATGCGCATTGAGCGCGGCGAGCGTTGCTTCGCCCAGATGGCCGTCGCAATCGTTCATGCGCAGCGCGCGCTGGAGCCACTTCACCGCCTGGAACGGGCCGGAGTTCACCGCCGAATCGAACATGACGATGTCGACGCCGGCCGGCAGGTCGTCGCCGCGGATCGCATTCCAGTACTGTGCACGATAGATCTGGTCGCGCTCGCGCTTCCAATCGGCGGTGTCGCGCATATCCGGCGTCAAGGCCCGACGCGGCTTGCCGCTGCGATCCCGGAAGCCGTCATAGACACGTTGAATGATGCCTTCCAGCGTAACGCCGCCGGGATCGCGGAGGTGGTTCGACCAGCCGCCCTCGTACCGAAGGACGACCGGCATGCACTTGCTGAAGTCGGTCCTCATTCGAGCATCTTTCCGAGTTTCTCGATGATGACGTGCACGCGCCCGGCGTCGATCATGCGCAGAACGCGAGCGGCGCCCCGTGAGAGGTCGATGTCGACGCCAGTGGATTTGGCAGGGCCGCGGTCGTTGACGCGACAGATGACGCTCCGGCCGCGCCAGTGGACCCGCACGAGCGTGTCGAAGGGATAGGTCCGGTGGGCACAGGTGAGATCGTCGGTGTCATAGGTCTCGCCGTTGGCCGTGTAACGGCCGCTCTCGTCGCCGTACCAGGTCGCGACGCCGGCGTAGATCTCGGCACGGGCGGGCGCGCTGACAAACAACAGCGCGAGGGCCACGCATGCCCGTTTCAAAGATCGTTTGAATGAAGGTTGAAGCAAGCTGGCCCCCCGGCTGAGGAGGCCACAATCCCGGAATTACTCGAAAATCCCGACCCTGACAGGTGTCAGGCCGGTGATGATCCGGTGCGCTACTCTCGCACAGGCAGCGCAGAAGTCAAAAAAGCTTGCCCTGCTTGTCGTTCTTCGGCTTGCCGTGCCTTGCGCGGTGCCGATGCACGGTGCGCTGTGTCAGGCCGAGCTGCTTGCAGATCTCGGCCGACGATTTGCCTTCTCGATCGAGAGCGTGAATCCGCTGGGCGACTGAACGCAGAAACTGGCGGTAGGTTCCGCCAACGTGCAGCGGAAGGTCGATCCGCTGGCCGCGGCCGTCGACCTCGAAGTGTGCGCAGATCTTGCGCGCCAGCTCGATTCCGACGCACTCGAAGAGCCAGTAGTTTTCATAGCCTTCGTGCAGCCGGCTTACGGCCGGGAAGTAGACGCGCTGCCCGCCGCGCTTGGCGGCGATCATCAGGGCGGCGGTCTCACCCACCACCTCCGCGATCTCCGCCAGCACACCGGGCAGCTGTTCGGTCATCGCCGCGCCTTCATCTGCTTGGGCTTCATCGGCGGTGCGAGGACGGTGACGAGCCGGCCCTTGACGACCACGTAGTGATTGCCGTCCGCGGCGATCGTCACCTCGGTCTGGTCGAGCAGCTCGGCCGCGCCGACGGCGCGGTCGAGAGAGTCCGCAAGGTGCCGGCGCAGACCTTCGACATCGAGGCCGCCGACGCGCTCGAGGAAGCGGAGCAACGCATGATCGCAGACGCGCAGTGGCCGGGCCATGGTTCACCTCGCGCGTGCGCGCCAGGGCGCGTTCGGACCGGCGTTGACGAAGGATGCGCCGTGAGGCCTCGTCGGCTTTGCGTCTCGCCGTTGTGAGCGGAACAGATGCGAGGCGCAATAAGGTACGTCCGCGTTGTTGGCCTTCGGAGCGCAGCAGAAGAAGAAATCGGCGTCTCGCGGATCTCCGACCGGCCAGTGACAGCACGCATCATTGAGCTGAAACAGCGAGCGGCGCTGCTCGACCGGAATCTGGGCATCGGCGACGCTTGGCGGGATCGACTTTTCCTTCGCGGGCTCGTTGACGCGCACAACGGGTCCGCGCGTGCGAACCCGCCGCTGGCGCGGTTGCCGAACGCCCTTGGCCTGGTCGGTCGAGCCACGCGGCAACTTGCGCTGCGGGTCGGCCAGCTCGCCGCGGTGCATCTTGCCGATCACCGCGTTGCGGCTAACACCCCCGATCAGGCGGGCAACGCGAGCGGCCGAAAGGCCGCCGTTGTAGAGCGCAGTCGCCACCGTGACGCGGGTCTCGGTCCAGCCGCGGCCGGCCTCCGCCTGCGCCTGGTGGAGCTGTGGGTGATGCATCGTCATGATGGGCGCTCCTACTCTTGCCGCGCCAGCGCACCGCGCAGCTTGTTGCCCAGCGCCTTCTGGACGTCGTCATAGTCGCGCGTCGAGAAGGCGTCCCAGCGGTTCTTGCGGGCGATGCGGCCGGCGTAGAACTGGAGGTCTTCCATCGGGTCGACGGCCTGGCCGACCGGCTTGACCTCGCCGATTTCGATCAGCTTGCGCCATTGCGCGTTGAGGATGGCGCGCTTGCTGGCGATGACGCGGTCACCTTCGGTCAGGTCTTCGAGGTCGTGGTGGCTCGGCCACTCGACGCCGCCGTCGCGTTCAAGCCACGACTTCAGGCCTTCAATCGCGCTGGATGCCGCTTTGGCGTCCTTAAGAAACCGGACATGCGACACGCCGGTCTGCCGCTGAAGGAAGGCCAGCATCGCGCGGTCGGTGCGCTCGCGGACGATGCCCAGATTGTAGCCGGCGATCCACAGCGCGCGGAGCTTGCCGCCGAGGGCGCTATCGAGGCCGGCGACGGCACCCCGGATCTCCGCCTCGCCAGCGACGCTGCGCAGATCCTCAATCACGCGACCGGCCTCGCTGGTCGTCAACTCCTTGGCGGAGCGCTTGCCGCCGGCGCGCCGTGCGAGGAAGTCGCGATAGGTATCGTCGTCGAACTTTGCTTTGGCCTTCAGCACGTGAATGGTCGAGATCATCGACGTGGTCGCGAGATGGGAAGACAAAGGCATGGTTACTCTCTCCTGTTGAACGCTTCTTGGTTTGGGTTAGGCCGCGACCTGGCCTTCGGCTTCGTCGAGCAGCAAGGCGACCGCATCGGCGACGACGTCTTCCGGCTTCTCGCCGGTGCCGGCGCAGTAGCGGCGCAGAGCGGCATCGAGCGCGAGCGGCAGTTCGTAACCGCCGGTGCGTGGCGTGGGCTCTGCGAGCAAGGTGATGGATCGCGCGCGGCGTGGCAGGAAGGTAATCCAGCCGCGCTCCTGCAATCCGCGCAACAGCTCGACGACGCGTCCCGGCGATTTCAGTCCCAGCATTTTCGCAAGCTCCCTTCGTGTCGGTGTCTGTTTGAACGTGAATTGATGACGCTCGATCAGCTCCAGGCATTCGCGCTGGCGAGCCGTGAGGCCGATGCGGATCGGCGCCGGCGTCATGCCGCTGACTCCGACAGCTCTGCGCCGAACGGCTCGACCGCGAATACCTCGCCGGCGCGGCCGACCGAGACCCCCTCGATCGTTCGCGCCAGTTCGGCGTTCTTGAGCATCGCCTCCTTGTCGACCTCCTGCTTGGTACGCAAAAAATCGAGATAGGAGTCCGACGTGATGTCGTCACCGCGATCGGTAGCCTCGGCGGCGGCGTTCACGATGCGCGCGATGATGTCGTCGTGCTCGCCGGAGAGCCGCACCTTCGGCGGGTTGTGACGCCAGCTCACCGTGCCGGTGCCGAGGTTCGCCGTCTTGGTGCCGCTCTCGCCGAGCAGCGCTTTGCGGTTTGCTTCGCAGAAGGTTTGCAGGCCGCGAAACAGCTCCACCGCTTTCTGCATGTGCGGCCTCGCGCGGTCCTCGACGTCACGCTTGGTATTTGCCAGCGTCTCCTGCAACTCGACTTCGAGCAGAGCCAGCTCCCGCGCGACGGCGCCGTATTCGGCCAGCATGGCCGCAGCTTCATTGCGGTTCTGCGGAATGCGGACATTGGCTGCCGCGGCCTTAGCTTTCACCATGGGACTACTCCTGAGCTTGGGTTGGGACGGTTGCGGGGGAACGGCCGAAGCCGAGCGCCTCTAACGCGGCGCCGACGACGGCAATCTTTTCGAGGGTCTCGCGGCGCAGCTCGGCACGGGCGGGGCTGCCCTTCGGCTGGTCGTCCATGGCGTCCGCGGTCTGGAACATGTCGTAGGTGCGATCGGCGATGTCGCGGAGCCGCAGCAGGAAGGCCGCCATGGAGATGACATCGACGGTCGAGGCCTGCATCGCGAAGCGTTGCTTGGCCTGGTGCGTGGAGTGGCCGACGATGAGTTCGGCCACGGCTTCCGGATCGACCGCGGAGATCTGTGCGGCGAGCCTGGTCTCGACGAGCTCTGCGGAGGTGGTCATGAGGCGCCTCCGTCCGTCGTCGAACGCGCCAGCATGCCGGCGATGATCCTGTCGAGCCGCACCTTGGTGAGCGAGACGACCTTCGGATCGCGCTCGCCCGTGAGGTCGATCGGCACGACGTTCTGTTCCGGCAGCTCTGCTCGCAGCGCCGCGTCGAAGGTGTCATTGGCGACACCAAGCTCCATCAGCCCGACCTGGGCCATGACGGCGCGCAGGTCACGCTTGAACTCGGCTGCCTCATAGGTCGTCATCGGCGCGCGACCGCTGATCATCGCGTCGAAGCGCGCGTAGAGTTCTTGCAGCTTCCGGGTGGTGCCCATCATCGCGGCACCTCCGGCAGACGCGAGTTCGGACACCTCGGCGCACCCATGCCGTGGCAGGAGCGATAGCAGCGGCCGCTCGCCTCTGAGGAAAACGGCGGTGTGACCTTCTGCAAGTCCAGGCACTGATCCCGCCCGATCTCGCCATAGACGGGGCACATGACTTTCGCGCCGAGCAGCGCGCCGCGCACCTTCTGCTCGACGGCGCCCATGTCGCCCGGATATTTGTTGGCGAACACGTGCGAGAGGACGGCGGGCGAGTAGCCGATGTTCTTCGCCGCGCGAGCGGCAGTGATGCGGTCGGCTTCCTCGGCCAACGCTTGTATCCAGTCCGGCGCGGGATTGCCCCACGCCGCTCGCGCCTTCTGGACAAAGGTCTGTTTCTCGTACCTCACGACTTCACCTCTCTCGCGATCGGCGCGGCGCCCATGAACTTCTTGAGGTTCGGGTCCCAGACCGATTTGCCGTTGATGTGCTTGAGGCTCGGCGGAAGCGGGCCAGTGCTCATGCCCGGCTTGAGACGCCAGGCCGAGGCGCCGCCTTGCCCTTTGACGCCGCCACGCCGCGTCGTCCGCGTCACGGCGAGATAGCCGGCCTTGTGCAGCCGGCGGACGAAGCAGCCCGCAGTCTGCTTGTTCGGCTTCAGGTCCTCGGTGGTCGCGGCGAACACCAACTCGTCCAGGCTGAAGCCCGTCGTCAGGTTGCGCATTGCGATCCAGAGCTGTTCATGCGCGGTGGTGGTCGGCACTAGGCTGCCATCGGGACGCAACCGTGGTGCCTTCAGAGGGTGCTTCAAGAGCTTGTAAAGCGGTGTCGGGTATTTGCCCTTGATGGCGTGCTGCCGGGACGCGATGCGCTCGACGAAGCCGGCGGCGACCAGTGCCGTCAGATACTTCGAGATGCACTTGACCGACACGTTGCTCATCCCATCGACGTCGGCGACGGTGAAGCAGCCTTGCCCCTTGTCGAGCCTGACCATGATCTCCCAGAAGCCTTCGAAGCCGCGAGGCACGCGGACCGGAAGGCTCGCACTGTCAAAGTGCTCCTTGTGCATCAGGCGGCCCTCACAATCCGGCGCGGAAACTGCTCGATGTCGCGCTGAGCCGGCGGCTCGCCGGTATAGAAGTCCTGGTTGCCCCAGACCTTGAGATCGAGCGCCTTGTGGCTACGGTTGCGCGCGTAGTCGGCGACCCTTTCGAGGTTGACGACGATGCGCCTCGCCCGGCCGCCGGAACGCTGGCGAATGGTATCGAGCAGATCGTCATCGATCCTGACCGTCGGCACGAATGCCTTGGCGAGCACTCGCGCGTCGTCGAGATCGCAAGGCTGCGCCGGAAACCAGTCCAGCACGCGGTTGTGCATGCGCTCGACGGTAAGCAGCTTAGCGGGAAGCTTCTCCTCGCCGATCAGGATGATCGGCACGCCGGACTCCTGCTGAAGCTCGCGGATCACCTCGATCATGTTCTTGTCGACCAGCTTGTCGGCTTCGTCGACGATCAGCGGCCGCGAGGCATCGGCGCCGAGCGCGGCTTTCGCCAGCTCGGCGAGATCGGAGGCGCTCCAGCTCTTGCGTACGGTCTCGCCGCACTCCTTCAGGATGTGACGGAGCAGCGCCCGGCGCGTCCAGGTCTCGCCGACCTCGATGCGACGTGCCTTCACTTTCATCTGCACGTACATCGAGGCCCAGCTCTTGCCGAGGCCGGACGGGCCGTGGCAGACGCCGAAGCCCGGCAGATGCGGCGCGCGCTCGATCAGCTTGACCGTCATCGCCATGAAGGACGCGACGTTCTTGAGGGCGACCGGGCCTTGTGCGGGTGTGTTCGTCATGGAGTCCTGACCTTCCATTGATGGTTTAAGAAGACGAGGCAGCCTCGTCGGTTGATGCGATCTCGCCGTAGACGGCGAGGAAGCCGCGGTACACAGAGCCTTCGCGGAAGCTGCCGAGCCAAAGCAGCTCGTCCGGTTCGACGAATTCCTTCGCCGCAATGCGCGCTTCGAGCGCACGTGCGCGATTCCAGAGTTGATGATCGGTTTCGACGGGCCGCAGGGCCTGGACGTTCGCCGGCATTGGCGGTTCGGCGCGCAGCTGCTCGGCCAGCGCCGCGATGTCCGGCGCGTGAGTTGCCTCGACCGGTGTGTGCGCCACGCGCGCCGCAGCGAGCGCCGGCGTGTCGTGCGCTTCGACCACCTTGGGGAATTCAATCAGCTTTCCGTTGCTGGCGGCGAGCTGCGCCTGGCGGTGGATGGCCGGCGCAAAATCCTTCGCCTTGATCTTGCGCGCGGTCTTCTTCACCGCGTCCATGCTGTCGTTGATCAGCCGCTTCTGCTCGGCACGTGCGGCGGCAATGGCCTTGGCCGGATCGATGCCGGCAAGCTCCGGCGCGATGGCTTCGCCTAGATAGGTCTCGCCGTCCTCAGTGTAGACATACGCACGGCCCATGTCGGCGGGGTCCATGCGGATGAACACGGTCTCGCCGACGTCGAGGAAGCCGCCGATGTAATGCGCGCCGTCGATGCGCAGTCCTGTCTTGGTGACGGTACGCAGGCCATCCTTGCCGGCGACCGGCGCGAGCAGCATGTCGAGCGCGCGCACGTCCTCGATCTTGCGGATGCTGCCGGCCGCCATCGCTGCCGCCTCGAAAGGCGTCCGGCCGCCGAGGCTGGCATGCGGCTTGGTCCCGTAGACATCACGGCACCAGGCGTCGAGGTGAGTTTGCAGCTCGGCCGCCGACAGCGCGATCTGGAAGGTGTCCTCCGGAGCGTCGCCGAGCCGGGCCGAGAATGCCTTGCGGTTCTCGATCACTTTGCGGTCCGCGACGCTGTGGCCGATGAAACCTTCAAGCGTGCGCATCAGGCCACGTTGCATAGTGCCGATCGCGCGCTCGACATGGCCCTTCTGCTCCGGGCTGAAGGGGGCCGACTTTTCGTGGTCAATGCCGAGTGCCGCAAACAGGCGGCGCGTCGTGTGCGCGATGAAGTCCGAGCCGTTGTCCGTCTTGATCCGCTCCGGCACGCCCCAGGCAAGGATGGCCTTGCGGATCAGAAGCCCGACCGCGGCAGCGCGCGGGGTCTCGGTGACGAGCGCGACCAGGCGCCGCGAGTAGATGTCTTCGCAGACATAGATCGCCTGGCGGCGGCCCTCGGTGGTCATCACGTCGGCGGGCGATGCGTCGATCTGCCAGATCTCGTTGAGGCGCGAAGCTGGCTGTGCCACGCGCGCGGCGAACCGCATCGTGCTCTTGAAGTTGTCGGGGTTGCGGATCGATTCGAGCGCGACACGGAAGGTCGTTCGCCAGCCCTTCAACGCGGCTTGAAAGGTGCGGATCGGCGGCAGCTCGACAACCTGGTCGCCGACCTTCAGCTCCGGGAAGCTGTCTGCGACCAGCGAACGGATATGATAGGCGGTGAGCTGCGGCTGCTTGGCGACCAGGGCGAGGATGTGCGTCCGCACCTGGCCATCATTGGCGCGATCGAGCACGCCGGTGCCGCGACGGGCGGCGGCGCGATCGACGCCGAGTTTCGACTTGTGCCCGGCCTTGGCGGCGGCGCGCCAGCGCGCCAGCGTGCGCGGGTTGAGGCTCTTTACCTCGCTCCTGATCCACGGCGCGATATCAAGCTGGCCGGTGTTGTAGAGGTCGCAGAGCTGGCGATCGGCGCGCTTGTGGCCGACATTGGCGTCACGCGCGATGCGATCGGCATGGCCGAGCAGCGCAAGGCGGGCATCGCGCGCATTGGCGGCACCGCCGGTGACGTTGACGGCTTCGGGCTCGCTAGCAGCTTCGCGGGCCATTGCCGCCGGAATCTCGACGGCTTCGATATGCTTGCCGACATAGGCGGCGCGTGCCGGCGCCGGCAGCGACTCCAGCGCATATTCCACGCCGCCGCCGCGACCCGCGCGCGGACGCGACTGCCAGCTCTGCTTTTCCGCCGTGCGCTTGATGGCACGTTCGGCAGAGGACAGGCCCGGCAGCCTCTCTGCGGCGATCTCTGCGGCTGACAAAAAGATCTTCACGTCCAAACTTCCCCCGTGCCCAATTCTGGGCGAGTCCGTCTGCCGCGCGTTCAGCGCGAGCGGTCGTCGTAATCCGAGTGTTGCGGCCAGAGCTGGCTGGCTTCGTCGTGGCCGCGCGACTTGCCGCCGATGACGCCGATGCGGAAGCTGATCCAGCAGGCGCCGATCAGCACCGGCAGGTAGAGAACGGCGAGCAGCGTGATGATGATTTCGAGCTTGCTCACTTGGTGGCCCTCCATTGTGCGTCGGCGTCGTTGATCTCGTTGCGAAGCAGATCGGCGAGTTGCTCCCTGCGGACTTCGCGTCGGAGCAGCGGTTCGTAACGAGCTTCGACGGCGACGAAGGGCGTGCCTTCCAAGGCTGCGTTCAGCAGGCGGGCGTCGCCGGTCACCATGGCGAGCGCGATCAGCCGATGCGCCGGAATGTTGTTTCGCTCGTTGGCCTCGGACGAATATTGGTAGAGCGTGCCGGCGGTGACGCTCTCGTCGAGAAAGGCCGACATGCCGGCGGCGATCTGCTCGCGCGAACGGCCCGAGTCCTTGATCGCCGCGGCGACGGCCTTGGAGATCCGGCTCGCCACCTTCGGCGAACGCACGCGCTCGTCGGCGAAGCGGTCGACAACCGGCGCCAGGCGTTCCTGCTCGTCACGGCGCCGGCTCACTTGCGCGCCTCCGGCAGCGGCATCACGGCCCATGGCTTCACCTTGGTCATGACGCTGGCGACGGTGTTGAGATAGACGCAGACGAACTGCGCGACGAACATGTCGTCGTAGGTTTGCGCCTTGTCATGACGCCCCGTCGTCTTCGGCGCATGAAGTAGTTGCGCCGTCGCGTGACGGCCCGTGTTGGCGTAGCGCCCCGTGAAGAAGCGCTGCCGCGAACCGTCCATGCGAGCGATGCAGTGCTTCGTCATGGCCGCACCGTCGCGATCGAGACCGCGTGCTGCAAACGGACGACGCCAACGCGCCGCTGGTCGTGCGCGTTGCCAATGATCAGCACAATGCCGGCGACAGTGAGAACCGCGACCGCGATCAGGCTGCGACCGGCAAGGGCTGTGCGCTCACGCATCGCAGAACCCCTGCATCTGCGCGAGCACGCGCGGCATGATCAGCGTGTAGGCATCGCCGGCGTCGTTGGAGCCGATCGCGATGCCGTCATAGGCCAGCGCATGCTCGCGCCCATCGGCGCGGTCGCGCACAATCAGGCAGAACCGGTCGACGGCGACGAGATCGACGGTGGCTTCGACGAAGGTCGCGGGATCGGCGGGGGAGGACGGCGGGTGGCTCATGAGGCCCCCGGGGTCGACTCATGGGCGCAACGCGTTTTTGAGTCTCGCTGTGCGCTGCGCCCGGTAGAACTACGACTGCCGGAGAGTTCAGTCAGGAGTACCCGATGGCACAGCGCCGACACGAGCACCGCCGCCCGATCCTTGACCCGCATCATGTCGGAGACGACTTCGCCTCCGGCTGTGACGTGCAGGATTATGAGGACTGGCTGCGACTGGTGTGGTGGGTGGACGTGCCGGGCAACGGCAGCGGCGCCCGCTGCAAGGTGCGCGGCATAGTCCTGCCGCGATCGTCGTTGCACCAGGTCGTCCTGAATTTGCGCGACAGCGTCGGCTACGGCCGAGAAACGCGGCGGCATTGACCGTGCGGTCATCATGCTGCTCGCTCCTCGGCCAGAAAGACGCGGTCGTCCCATCGCAACCGACGGCGACGCGCTTCAGCTCGGATCAGTCTGACGTGTCTCAGCGATGGTTCGCCGATGCCGGCTTCCCAACGAGAGATCGTCGCCTGTCGGACGCGACAGATTTTCGCCATCTCCTCCTGGGTGATGCCGAAAACTTCGCAGCGGGTGTGCTTGATGGGATTCATCCATCTATGGATATCCAGAAAAGGATAAAAAATCAACCAACAAATCACGGAATGGATTGGATACCGGGATATACAGAAATGTATATTTCGGGGATGGAGATAAGCCACTTAATACAAGGGCTTCTGTCGGCCCGGGGCTGGACCCAAGAGGATCTAGCCGCCGCCGTCGTCACGAAGCAAAACAACGTTTCTCGTTGGCTCGCCGGCGTCGAGCCCCGCGGCAAGGCGCGGGATCGCATCATGGAGCTCGCTCGTGAGTCGGGCCTCATCGAGGGGGAGCGCGAGGGCGTCACGACGATTGCCATAATGGGCAAGGTCGGCGCGGGCGCCGTCATCGATCCGGATCATGAACAGGTGCCTCCGGAGGGGTTGGAGCAAGTCGAGCTTCCGATCGCCATAGCGGATGACGTGATCGGCTTCCGTGTCGAAGGCGATTCGATGCTGCCCAAATATGGAGATGGCACAGTGATCGTTGTTCACCGGGGCCAGGTCCAGTCGGTCACGAGCCTCGTGGGCGAAGAGGTTGCGGTCCTGACATACGAGGGAAAGCGGTATCTGAAGACACTGAAGCCCGGCTCGGCACGCGACCTCTACAATTTGGAGAGCCTGAATAGCTCGCGCGCCATCACCGGGGTTAGGATCAGATGGGCCAGCGCTATCGTGGCAATCATCCCGCCGAGGCAAGTGCGGCGTGTCGGGCGCGCGAAACCCACGAAGGCCGCGGCTCGATCGCAAAAGGGAGCGTCCAGATGAAGGGCGCCGCCGTGCTGGCGATCTCACTACTCTGGAACGCAGGAAGCACGGCTGGTGAAGTCTCATTTGTCACCGCCTGCGAGGGAGCCGTGAAGCAACGGCTGTTGGCGCCGTCGACTTATCACTTCGTCAAAGCCTCGGAGGACAAGGAAGCGGTTTCATTCGATGCGTACTTCGCCAAGAGCGGCTATCCCGAGAGCGTGCAGAAGCTCATGCGATTGACCGCGAAGGATACTCCCGTCCGGCTCGTTGCCTCGATCGAGTACGTATCCTCCAGCGCGGCGGGAGTGCCCGTCAGATCTCGATCGAGATGCACATACGAAAGTCTTGGCCAGCCGTCATTGTCGGATGAGACCGGGAAGTTGATGGTCGAGATCGACGGAAAATCGAACACTCAATGGCTGGCCGAGCGATCGGCCGCGCGACGCTAGGATCGGAATTGATGCGTTGGATAGTTGGACTCTGGTTGATCGTCGCCAGTTCGGTGGCGGCCGGTGCGGACTCACCGATAAGGGGCGACTACGACTGGATCGCCGAATGCGTGTTTCTGAAGCTCGACCCATTGTCGCCGGGCAACGTTCGCTTTGCTGATCTGCGCTCGCACGGCACGGCCATGGTGACGTTGGACATCCCCGCGGGCGCGGGAACGATGAGAAACGTCAAAGCCGTCCTCGCGCGTGCCGGGGATGGGTTGACGGCTGTGAACCTCGAAGGGTCGGTCGGAGGCCACTTTACAAACAAGGCCCGTGAGCTGGTCGCGGAGTGCTCCGCCGAGGCCCCGGCGCCAAGGCGAATCGAGACCCGGCCCCCGGCAAAAGGGGTGACCCGCTAGGAAGCCCGCCCATGCGTTTGGGCGTCGGCGCGCACAAATCCGTCTGGAAGTCTTTGAAGATAGAATTGAAGCCCCTGAGCCCCGGCGCGGGCCTATTCCGCCTCATCCCCTCGGTCGCCATCCCGATCGGGGGCCTTCAGGGCATCGTTTCACGGGAAACCGGTGTTTCACGGCCCATCATTCCGTTGACCAAGCCGCTGTTGCCGGCCGAGGCCGGCGCACCAGCCCTAGCGGCTTCTCTCTGGGCAGATTCGGCGCCATCATGGGCGGTGTCCCCACGCATCATTCAGATCCCGCTCTCGGGCGGCGACCGCAAGGCCCAGGCCAAAGGCATCCGCCAGGCGCACGGCCTGCACGCGAGCTATTTCCGGGAGTCCGTGCTGATCCGGGAAGCCGCCGAGGCCAAGCTGCGCGACGCCGACCGGCTTGAGTGCGACGCGTGGAATGCGATCATGTGGGCTGGCGGCCCGGCGATGCCGTCGCCTGGCGAAGCCCAGGCGAACCCGACGATCGCCAAGGCACTCAATGCCGGCTACGACCTGGTCGAGGCCAAGTGCAACCGATGCCGGCGGATCTCGCTGGTGTCGCTGCGCGCGATCAAGCGGCCGGCCGACACGCCGATCTGGAAGCTGGAGCCGGTGCTTTATTGCGAGCCGTGCTCGGACGTGCGAGGCCGGCGGCAGCGCGCCCATATTCTGCGGCTGACATTTGCCAGGCCGGACGGCGGCACGACGGAGAAGGCCCAGCGATGACGAAGTTTTCCACCGACTACGCGAACCCGGAAGCCGCCGCCCGCAAGCTGGTCGAGATCGCGGCCAGCGTCGGCGCCGCCCAAGACGGCCGCATCTTCATTGAGAAGATCAACGCGCCGTTCCTGTTCACGCTTAAAGCCAAGGGCAGCGAGTTCGGCGCCGGCCTGAGGTTCGCGGTCGAGCGGGGTTGGCTGGAGCTGCACGAGAGCGGCACCTACGTGCGGCTCAGGCCGGCGGGCGAGGATTTGGCGGCTGCCAGCTAGGAACTGCAGCCAACGGCAAGTATAATCAGGGTTCAACTTGAACTGATTTGGGGGACGCCTTGAGCTGGTGCGATCGATTGGCCTCTACTCCGGGGGTGGGCTTCCATCTTACACCTCACTTTTCAACGGTCGAAATTATGCAGAGTTGGTCCCCAATGCTGGATCGCATGGTAGACCAATTCCATAAGCCGACCTTTTCGATTGCAGAGAACGGAGGCCTTCTCAGTTTCAGCAATAGGGACGGCTTCGTCTACCAAGCAGATCACCTGCGGGCCGCAGTTACGTTTCAGTACCACCTGAAAGCGAAGCCGGTTAGTGGCGGGCCGCCAATTATGGAAATGCTCTCGACTCCTCAGCCCTACACGGAGATGCTTCCGATTGTCTCCGAAAAACTCGTTGAGGCGACTCGGTTGCTGCCTCAGGTCTCAAAGCGAAAGATATTGCAGGTCGGAATCGTTAGCGTTACGCGCGCAGCTCTCGCAGACCTGCCGCCGGGCATCGTTCGCTTCATCGAGTATCTGAAACGCCCTTGGAGCAACAAAGATCTTCCATCGTTCAGTATCGAGATAGTTTCAGAAATTGAAGAAGCCGAGCACTGGGTCGATCGATGCCAGCATAGAATCGTGCTGGCGGAAGATCCCGACGAGTTGATGTCACTGACGTTCGACTTTCATCGCAAGTTCAAAGTCGGCCAACCATCCAGCGAATCGCAAATGAAGACGCTGCTAGCAAAGGGCAGTGAAGCCGCACTATCGTATTTCGAGAGAATAGGAGAAGGAAACTTATTCGATGAGTACCTTATCGGCCGCAAGGCAATTTGAATTCGACTTTCGGAGCGACAACTCCGACGTCGCTCAGCAATCGATCTCTTCCGGCGCAGCCCCCCGTACGCGCGCCGGCGGCGCTGACATCTTTGACATGCCTCGTTTCCCGACCTTCTCTTATCCAACGAGCGTGGGCGCCGCGGCCTCGCGCAATGCGGCACGCTTGAATGCCGCGTCTATCGACCCTGTCGAGCATAAGGGATTACTCGAAGAGCGGCAGATGCTTCTCGACAAGGAGCTAGCGGAAACATTGAGCCATGAAGAAGCGAACCGCTTGGCATATGTGCGTTGGTCGCTTGATCGTGTTGACGACGCCAAGTATGGGCTCGGCCTGGAAAGGTTGGAGAGCATGGTCTCAGATCTCGAACGTTTTCACACCGATGTTCGCCAGTTTCATTCCGAACTTGACCGCTTAAAGAAGTCGGGGGGACGACGTGACCGATATCGCAATTAAGGATCGGCGAGTTGTGTCGCGCTCATCGGTGGAGCCCGGTAAGCCATATACGGAATATCGACAGAGCTTAAGGAGAGATTTTTTCTATTCGTGCGCTTATTGCACGATGACTGAATTCGAGGCGCAGGCGATCCGTATGACCATCGATCATTATGAACCAAAATCGGTTCGCAGTGATCTGGCCAACGACTACAGCAATCTCATGTACGCTTGTGACATCTGCAACGAGCGTAAAGGGAATCGGTCCCCGCCTCCTGAAGCTCGCGCTGAAGGCTTTCGATTCTTCCGCGCCGATGCCGAGCCTCGCCAGGACCATTTCGAAACAGAGCCCGACAACCAGTTGAAGGGAAAGACAAGCGTCGGGGACTTCACGACAAAGATGCTGGACCTTAATCGCGAAAATTTGCTGGGCCTTCGCGCGGTTCGCAGGCGAATGGCCGAGTGCATGCCTCTCATCGCAGAGGGCGTGCTTGCTCTGCGTGCATTTCCCATCGACCATCTTCCGCCGTGGGTCCGGGTTCGTGCCCTGAAGACCATCGAGAGCATGACAGACGCCGCAGCTTCCATGCAGGAACAAGTGGACGATGTGCTGCTATCTTTTGCAAAATCCGAGATGATCGACCCCGACGAAACATCAGACGATCGACGAACCGCGAGAGAGGTTTACGTCAAAGGACTCGAGGCACTTTTTCCCAGTAAGGGATTCCGTTCCTCACGGCGCGGACGGCGCCCGCGCTCGCCCTGAAGGAGTGGATAGGCGTCAGGCCGCGGCTTGTAAGTCACTGGAAAGAAAAACTTAGCCGATCTCCAACGGTTTGCGGGTTTCTTCGACCAGCGCGTAACCTGCCGCGGTCAGGTGCAGGTTGTCTGACAGATAGTAGGTCTGATCGAACGTCTGGAGCTGCGGAATCGAAGCCGCGTCGGCAACGACAAATCCATTCGCGACCGCGTTGCTGATAAGCAGAGAATTGTAGAACAGCCGACAGTTTTCCCGGAAGTTGCCGGTGTTGAGATTGAAATTCGTCCTCGGGATCGTCGTGGTCGTCACGATCCTGGTGAAGCCCGCCGCCTGTGCCGCCTGCACATAGGGCAAGAAATAATTGTTGTAGAGGTTCTGCGCCGAGACCGCGTTGCCGGTCTGCGCGTCCGCCGCACTGGTGTAGCTGATAACACCGATGTCGTTGGTGGGGTCGATGATGTGGAGGACGTTCTTCGCCTTCGCCGCATCGAACAGGCCGAGCACGCGCGCGCGGTTGGTGTAGGCGGTCGCGAGGGTCTGGCCGGCTAGCCCCATGTTGTAATATTCCCAGGCGCGCACGTCGCCTTTCTGGCCGCGGCCGAAGCCGCCTTGCCAGCCGGCGCTTTGAAGCGAGGCCGCGCCAACTCCGCTCATCAGCGAATTGCCGTCCTCGACCAGCCGGTAGCTCCAAGGGAAGTTGCCAGCGCGATCCGGATTGAAAGACACGTTCAGAGCGTTCTCGACCACCAGATTTGCCGCTGCGGCATCGGCCTGAGCATAGATCGCAATGCAGAAGACATCGTTCTGCGCGTTGTACTGGTTGTTGAGCGAACTCTTGCCGAACCGCATGCCTTGGATCGCCGATGACGAGATCGCGCCGGTTGTGAAGGTCCGCTCGACGCCGTCGAAGCGCGCGCGGACATTGGCGCCACCGCACACCGTCGTGATTGTTTGCAAATGGCTACGCGGGAAGAACGTGTTGAAGATTAGGCTGCCGAAATTGACCGCCAGCCCGCCGCCGGAGCCGAGCAGGAAAGAGTTCGAAGTTGCGAAGCCAGTGTCGGAGAATCCTTCCCAGATCGCGTTCTGTTGGTTTGGGCAGTGGTCGACCATCATCATGTAGACGCTGATGGCCTGCCGGTTGAGGCCGGACAGCACCGGCGTGTCCAGCCATTTCGCGACAGCGCTTTGCGGCCAGGTGTCGATGGTGATGGGGCGGATGCTCATCCACTCGTTCAGCGACGAGAAGATCGGGCGGTTGGCGTCAGTCGCTTGGACAAGATCGAGACCAGAGCCCGACTGATCGTAGACCTTCACGATGGTGAGGGCCGTCCCGCCGGCAAAGACATCGGCAGCAGACTTGTCCACCAGGTTGCCGGAAAAGCCGATGTCGAGCTGTGCGCTGTCCAATGCTCGCTGCACCCTGAGGCAGTTTCCTGTCCAGCCCGCGACTCTGATGACGGAATAGACCGCCTTGAGGTTGGTAGCGGGTAGGACGATGGCGGGCGAGTTAGCTAACCCAAGATCTCTGAAATCCGCCGGCACGGCCGCCAGCGGTTGCGTCAGCGATCGTGTCAGCAGCTGCGTCGTTCTAGCCACTGAAGACACCGCACGAGACGCCGGCGCGGCGGCTGAAGCGATATGTGCCGGGGGCGACGATCATCAGCGCGGGCTTCAGTGCAGAGAGCGTTTCGACCAAGAAATACTGACCGGCGTCGTCCTTCAGCAGGATATCGACGAAGGCAAGGTCGCCCACGGCCGGGCCAGCAGCGTCTTTCAGGCAGACAGTGAGAGGCGTTCCGGTTGATACGACTTGGTCTGCGGAATCCGCAGCGGTCACGCCTATGGCGAGGATCTGAGTTGGCATTGCGCAGTGCTCCAGCGTTAAGGGCGAGCGTTGCGCTATCACTAGGGCGGCGGCCTCGAATTCCGCACCCTGACACGTGTCAGGGTTACGAACACCGCATCAGTCCGGCCATTGTGGCCGCATGTCGGGACAAAACACAAGCACAGCTTTCCACATCGTGTTGGCGCACAGCAAGACGCCGGACGTAGTGCTCGGCGCTGGGATTGAAATCGTCTTCAACTCCGAAGGCGACGGCGCGGCCGAGTGGATCATGCTGCTGCCGATCGATGCCGCCGGCCTTGTGCCGACCAAGGATGGGCGCGGTCCGTATCGCGTCGCCGATGCTGCGAAGCTCGCGGCCTCGGCCCTTTCGGTGCATAGCGGCCGCATCCCCATCGATGAGAACCACGCGACCGATCTGGCGGCACCTGAGGGCCGGCCGGCGCCGGCGCGCGGCTGGGTCACGACGATGGATGTTCGGACCGACGGCATCTACGGCAAGGTCGAGTGGTCCGCGCCAGGCGCGACGCTGATGGCCGAACGCGCCTATCGCTTCATCTCTCCCGTGCTGATCTGCGACGCGTTGAACAACGTGCTCGACATGCCGCGGGCCTCGCTCACCAACACCCCCAATCTGCGCGGAATGGCCGCGCTCAATTCAACGGAGAACGATCAGATGGATTTGCTCGCGCAGCTTCGCCAACTCCTGGGCCTCGGCAATGACGCGGATTCCGCGTCGGTGGTTTCGAAGGTCACGAGCATGTGCGGCACCGATACCGCCTTGCAGTCGATCGCGAAGGCGGCGGGCCTCCAGGCGGACGCAACGAGCGACTCCATCGTGACGACCGTGACCACGCTTGCCGCTGCCGGCAAGGCCAATGGCGCCGAGACGATCGCCGCGCTCCAGAGCGAGTTGAAGGAGATCGGCGGCAAGCTCCAGGCGGCCGTGACCGCGACTGCGACCGAGAAGGCAACCGCCTTCGTCGACGGTGCGATCCGCGAAGGCCGCGTCGGCGTGAAGCCGTTGCGCGAGCACTACATCGCCATGCATGCACAAGATCCTGCGCGCGTCGAGAAGGAGATCGGCGCACTGCCGAAGCTCGGTACGGGTTCGATGCTCCTGGTGGAGCCGCCGGCGCCGAAGGACGGCAAGGTCGCGCTGAACGCCCAGCAAAAGGAAGCCGCGCGCCTCCTCGGCATCAAGGAAGACGACTACGCCAAGACGCTCGCCAGCGAAGCGTCGAGCGACTGAGACCCAACCACACACAAACACGCGACCTGACCGGAGCCCCGCATGACCGCCTTGACCGCCGACCGCATGACGCAACGCCGCGAGAAGCCGATCCATCATTACGATGTGAAGGCCACGACCAAGATCTGGATGGGCGCGCTTGTCGCGCTCAATGCGGGTTACGCCCAGGGCGGCACTACGGCGACGGGCCTCATCGCGGTCGGCCGGGCCGAGCACTACGCCGACAATTCGGCGGGCGCGAACGGTGACATCAAGATCAAGGTCCGCGCCGGCGTGTTCAAGTGGAACAACTCCACGTCGACTGATCAGATCACGCGAACCGAGATCGGCTCGGATTGCTACATCGTCGACGACAACACAGTCGCCAAGACCAACGGGTCGTCGACCCGCTCGGTCGCCGGCAAGGTCGTCGATGTCGACAGCGACGGCGTTTGGGTCGCGACCGGCCCCGGCAACGTCATCTGATCTTTCCGCCCCCTTGATCCATCACACAGGCAGCATCACTCCATGATCGTCAATCGCCAGAACCTCGACGGCCTTCGCGTCGGCTTCAAGACGACTTTCCAGAACCAGCTCCAGCAGACCACGACGCTGTTCCAGCGCGTCGCGACGGTCGTTCCGTCGACCGCGAAGTCGGAAACCTACGGCTGGCTCGGCAAGATCCCGAACGTGCGCGAGTGGCTCGGCGAGCGCATCGTGCAGAACCTCTCCGAAGCCAGCTATGCGATCAAGAACAAGCCGTTCGAGTTGACGATCGGCGTCGACCGGGACGACATCGAAGATGACAATCTCGGCATCTATACGCCGCTGTTCGCCATGTTCGGCGAGTCCGTCGCGGCGTGGCCCGACCAGCTGGTCTGGCCGTTGCTGCTCGCCGGCTTCTCCACCAACTGCTATGATGGCCAGTTCTTCTTCGACACCGATCATCCGGTGCTCGATGCCGCCGGCAACGCGACGCAGGTTGCCAACACCGATGGCGGCGCCGGCACGCCGTGGTTCCTGCTCGACGTCTCCAAGGTGCTGAAGCCGCTGATCTGGCAGCTGCGCAAGTCCGGCCAGTTCGTTGCGCTGGACAATCCCACCGACGAGAACGTCTTCAACAAGAAGGAATTCCTCTACGGCTGGGACGGCCGCGGCAACGCCGGGTTTGGGCTCTGGCAGTTCGCCTGGGGTTCGAAGCAGGCGCTCGACGCGACCCACTACAACACCGCGCGTGCGGCCCTGATCGGCATGAAGGGGGACTTCGGCCGGCCGCTGAACGTGCTCGCCAACGGCACCAAGCCGCTCCTGGTCGTGCCGTCGACGCTGGAAGGTGCCGCCCGCCAGCTGATCGAGGCCGAGCGCAACGCCGACGGCTCCAGCAACATCTGGTTCGGCACCGCAGACATCCTCGTCTGCACCTGGCTCGGCTGATCCGGCCCGGCTGATCAGAGGCGAACATGGCAAAGGCAAGCAACAAGGCGGCCAAGGGCGCAGATGCCGCGGCCCTTCAGAAGCTGGTCGACGAGCTGCGCGAGCAGCTCGCGGCCGCAACGGCCGGCACGGCAGTCGCGCAGCTGGAGGCCGAGAAGGCCGCGCTCTCGGCCGATCGCGACCAGATCATGGCGAACCTCGCCGATGTGAGCGCGAAGCTGGAGGCATCGATCGAGGCGCGCACCACGCTTGCCGCTGCGCTCGAATCTGCCCAGGCCGAGATCCTCAAGCTGCAAAGCATGGGCTGCGCCGGCGAGACCGCACCCATCGAGCAACCAGCACCAGTCATCACCGGTCCGGCAATCGCTGTTCGCACCAGGCCCGGTCGCCAGCAAACGCGTTATCGCGCGGGGCGCGCCTTCGGTCCGGTTGCGGTGCCGATCGCACTCGCTGATCTCACCGAGGACGCTCTCAAGGCGCTCCAAGCCGATCCCGAACTCGTCATCACCGATCACAAGTCCAGTCAGGAGGACTGATGTCGTTCCACGTCGCATTTACCGGCCGATCGCGCGTCCACGCGCTTCAGCTGCTTGAAACCCACAAGGCGCATTTGCCGGCGCCTGTCTTCGACTATCTTGCTATTGCGATCAACAATCTGCCGCCGCCAAGCCGTGACTCTTCGATGGCTGTCCGCGTCAAGGCACATGGGCATTTGTGCTCCGGCGGCGATGGCGCGCATTCGAGCGCGACGATCGACGTCGAGCCCCTGACGATCCCGGACTGACGTCCGGTTCAACGCGGGCAAGTCGAGTGGGCGTCGAAAGTCGATAGCCTTCGGCGGGTTCAATTCCTGCCCCCGCACCCAGTTTCGGAATTCGTGCGCCGTGCCAATCACCCGCAGCTGATTGGGTCCTGACAGACAGCGGCACACGGATCACCCCTCGGTCCTTTCCTAGGGCGCGAATGCCTGAGCGGCGGGACCGAGGGACCAGTTTCACCAGGGGCGCATCACATGCCGAAGGCTGATTTCTTGATTGACGATGCTAGCTACCAGGAAGGCCGCGCTGCGTTCACCGCCGGCGCAACCATTCGCTCGATAGCCGAACAGGTGCAGACGTCGGTCGTCGCCGGCACCTTTGATGATGACAAGGTTCTGTCCAGCGCGATCGGCTTCGCCGATGCGCTGCTCGACCATCTGCGCGGAAAGTGCACCTGACATGATGCCCGTCCTGTCACAACGCTGGCCGCGGGAAGTCGTCGTCGACAACTGCGACGGTACGGTCTCGCTGTTGCAGGACGTCGGCTCGATCGACTGGAGGAACGTTCGCGGGCGCCGCGCCGGCGACGTCATCCGCAAGCCTGCCTGGCGCGCGCCCGTCGTGTCGGAGGCCGCATGACCTACGCCACCCAAGCCGACCTGGTCGAGCGCTTCGGCGAACCCATGCTGATCGATCTCACCGATCGGGCCGACCCGCCAGCGGGCGCGATTGACGCGACCGTCATTGTCAACGCGCTGACGGATGCCGATTCCACCATCGACGGCTATTTGCTCGGCCGCTACGTGCTACCGCTGGCGCAGACGCCGTCGCTGCTCAACGACCTCGCCAAGGCGATCGCCATCTACAAGCTTCATCGGGACGTCGTCTCCGACAAAGTCAGGAGCGACTATCAGGATGCACTGAAGACGCTTCAGCTCATCGCCAGCGGAACGATGCGCCTCAACGTTGCCGGCGTCGAGCCGCCGTCTTCCGGTGCTTCCGGAGTGAAGGTCACGGATCGCCCGCGCGACTTCACGCCCGAGAACCTCAAGGGCTTCATCTGATGACCGGTGCAATGCTCCAGGTCCAGCTGAAGGATGCCGAGGGGACGCTCGCAGACCTCGGTGAGCTGATCGAGCGTGTCGAGAATCCGACGCCCATGTTCGAGGACATCGGCCTGGCGTTGGTGACGTCGACGCATCATCGCTGGGATCAAGGCGTTGCGCCGGATGGTTCGCCGTGGCCGCCGAGCCTTCGCGTCATCGCGCAGGGCGGCAAGACGCTGGTGCTGTCATCGCGGCTCTATCGTTCGATCACGGCCAATGCATCGCCGACCGGCGTCGAAGTCGGCACCAATGTCGTCTACGCGGCCATCCATCAGTTCGGCGGTCCGATCCAGCATGCGGCGCGGACCGCTGTGCTGCACTTCAAGACCAATCAACGCAGCGGTACCACGCGCTTTGCCAAGCCGTCCAAAGCCGATCGCGCGCGCAAGGCCGAGATCCGGGCGCATGTGCAGCAGATGCCGGCACGGCCGTTCCTTGGCCTCGACGAGGACGATCCGCGCACGATCCTGACCATCGTCGAGAACTATGTTTCGGCAGGAGGCCAGCTCCAGTGACCACGCTTGTTGATAGCGTAGCGCAGCGGATCTCCGCCCAGGTTCCGGACCTGACCGGCAAGATCGAGGGCATCCTCGCGCTTGCCTCGTTGATCGCCGCGGGCGCCATGCCTCAGCGTGAGGTCTGCGCGTTCGTGGTGCCGCTTGGCTTCGACGATCGCGGCGCGGAGTCCGCCACTGGTTTTCATACGCAGACATTGAGCCATGGCATCGGTGTCCTGCTCTGCATCAAGGCGCTCGGCGACGCCAAGGCGCGGAAGGCTCTGCCGACCATCGAGGATCTGACGGCCGATGTCGTCGAGGCCGTCGCTGGCTGGGGACCGACCGGCGCTGTCGGCGTCTTCACCGTCACCCGCGGCCGGCTGCTGTCCGCCGACAAGGGGCTGGTGATTTACCAGCTCGACTTCGCGTTGCTCGACCAACTGAGGATCGTTTGATGAGCGAACAGGAACAGCCCGTTCATGGCGGGAGCTACACGCGGCAGCTGGACGGCTCGCTGCTCCGCAATGAAGAGAAGCCGGCGGCGAAGGATGCCAAGACGCCGGCCGCACCGAAGAAGCAGAAAGAGGTCTGAGCCATGCCGATTTTCTGGCGCCAGATGGTGCTGCTCGCCAAGATCGAGACGGGCTACGCCACCGACCCCACGCTCGCGGGCACCGCGAACGCGATTCTCGCGAAGAACGTCTCGATCCGGCCGATGGAAGGCAGCGACGTCTCTCGCGACCTCGTGCAGCCGAACTTCGGCAATCAACCATCGATCCCGGCCGATCTGCACACCGTGATCGAGTTCGACACCGAGCTGGCGGGGTCTGGAACGGCCGGCACCGCGCCGGCGTGGGGACCACTGCTCCGAGGCTGCGGCTACGCGGAAGTTCTCTCCGCCGGCGTTTCGGCGACCTATTCGCCGATCACTCTCTCGATCGAAAGCCTCTACGTGAAGTTCTGGATGGGGGCGACGCTGCATGCGATCAAGGGCGCGCGCGGCACCGCCAAGCTTACGCTCGATGCTCAGGGCATCCCGATGATCCACTGGGCGTTCACTGGCCTCTGGGTCGCACCAAGCGAAGTCGCGGCAGCAGTCCCGACTTTGACCAGTTTCAAGAAGCCGCTGATCGTCAACAAGGCAAACACGCCGACCTTTACCGTCAACAGCGTCGCGCTCGTGATGCGCAACTTCTCGCTCGATCTCGCCAACCAAGTCGAGCCGCGCATGCTGGTCCCGAGCGAGTCGGTGCTCATCACCGACCACAAGGAGCAGATCGACTTCACCTGCGAAGCCGTGCCGGTTTCGACGCTTGACGTCTATGGGCTCGCGAACTCGCAGGCCACCGTTGCGGTCAGCCTGGTGCACGGTGTCACCGCCGGCAACATCGTCACGATCGCAGCACCGACCGCCGAATTCAAGCGACCGACCGGCTACCAGCAGAACCAGGGCATCGCCGAGTGGCCGCTCTCGATGCTGTGCCTGCCGAACGCCGGCAACGACCAGGTGTCCATCACGCTCACCTAAAACGCTCAAATCCCGAAGTTCTGTCAGGAGGTTTCAAGGCATGTTCAAGATCGTCGACAAACGCACCTTCACCCACGAGGTGAAGGTGTTCACGCCCACCGACGGCGGCTTCAGTGAGGACTTGCTGAAGGCGACGTTCAACTACGTACCGACCGACAAGGTCGCGAGCTTCGACCTCAGCCGGTCGGACGACACCACGTCGTTCCTTCGCGAGATCGTGGTGCGCTTCTCCGACCTGGTCGACGAGCAGGATCAGCCGATTGCCTGCACCGACGAATTGCGCGAGCGGTTGCTGTTCGTTCCGAACGTCCGGCAAGCGTTGATCACGCACTATTTTGAGACCGTAAACCGGATCGCCGAGGGAAACTGAGATGGGCCGCAGCGCGCTGGGCAAGAGCGGCGCGTGGGGCGGCCGACGATCAGGAGATCGAGGACGCGATCGAGGGCGCGCGGCGCATGGGGTTCGACGCGGTCTCATTGCGCAATCTCGAAGAGACCATGCGCGGCGATGATCGTTCCGGCGAATTCGAGGGCGTCTGGCGCGAGAATGTCCCGACCGTCGAGGCATTCCTCACCATCTGCGGACAATGGCGTGTGGTGGCGCGCGGCGGTGGCGGCACGATCGCGCCGATGGCGGGCGGCATCATCCTTCCGATCTTGCCGCTGTTCGTCGGGCTGGACTATGCGTCGGTCCGAGCGGGCTTGGACGCAGAAGGATTTGAAGTGACGCCGGCACTGTGGCGCGGACTGCGCGCCATGGAGCAGGCGGCCATCAAGGGGCTGAACGAGGACGCCTGATGCGGGTATCTCTCCAGATCGACGGCGATGCGTCCGGCGCCAAACAGGCTGCGCAGGAGGCATCGTCCGCGATCGACGCGCTGGGCAAGAGCGCCGAGGGCGCCGGCTCCTCGATCGAGAAGGCTAGCGGTGCGGCATCCGGCCTGGCGAAGTCGTCGGAAGCGGCTGGAGCTGCCAACGACAACATTGCCTCAAGCGCCGGCGCCGTCTCCCAGAAGGTCGCCGATCTCGCGACCAAGGTGCAAGGCGCGCAGAGCGCGCTGGCCAAATTGGCCCAGGGCGCGAGCGGCGTCGGCGAAGCCATTGGCATCGCCACGCGCGCAGCGAGCGGCTTCGGCGTCGTCACCGCGGCGATTGGCGTCGCCTCGGCCGCTTACACCGCCTACCAGAACGTCATCAGCAGCGGCAGCAAGAGCATCGAGCAGCAGCTCGACGATCAGACCAAGCTGATCAACATGATCCGCGACGCATACAACAAGGCGAAGGGCGCGGCCGGAGACTTCTATAGCTATGGCGCGAACGCGACCCAGCTGCTTCTGATCCAGAACGAGGCCGAACTAAGGAAGTCGTTGCAGACGCAGGTCGGAAGCTTCATCTCTGGCGCCACCACTTTCGGCGGCATCGGCGACTTCCTTAACCAAGTAAAGCAGGTCAAGCCTGAGCTCGCGCCGTTCGAGGACGTCATCTTCAAGCTCCAGGCGGGCTTCAAGAGCGGCGCGCCCGACGTCAAAAAATTTGCCGACCAGGTCGCGCGCATCGGACTTGCGAGCCCCGATCTCCAGAAGACGGCCGCCGATCTGATCAACAAGATCAAGCCGTCCCTCGATCTTCAGAACCGGATCTCCGAGAACAGCTCTGGCATCGCGGTCAGCAAGGGCGAGGCAACATCCAAGGATCTGGCGACACTCGGCATCACCGCCGAGAACAATGCGTCCGCATTCGAGCGGTTTACGAAGTCGATCGACCGGCAAGCCGCGTCGATGGAGGCGGAATCGCGCGCGGTCGGACTTTCGGCCGGCGAGATCGCAAGACTGCGCACCGAGAACGTGCTCACGGAGGCCGCTCAGCAGTCGGGCGGCGACGCGGCGAAGAAATACGCCGACCGCATCGCCGAGGTCGCCCAGCGCGCCGGCCAGGCCGCGCAGGCGCTCGCGGAAGCGCAGCTCAAGTCCGACGTCGCATTCGAGGGCGCACAGCTCGGGCGGAGCGCCGATGATGCCGCGGTGGCTGAACGGCTGCGCGGCGCGTTCGGCAACAATGCCGACATGAACAGTTCGGTCGCGCAGACCATCCGGGCCAACAATGAGCTGAAAGAGTTGAAGAGCACCGCCCAGGATCTGGGCGGCGGCGCGTTCCGCGATTTCACCAGCCAGGTGATGGCTGGCACCAATGCGCTCGTCGCGCTCGGCAACGCCGGTCTCAACGCGCTGAGCAAGATTGCAAGCAAGCTCGCCGACAAGACGCTGGACATCTTCCTTTCGTCGTTGATGGGAGGCCCGAAAATGAGTGCCGCTGGCGATCTCGGCGCCGGCACGGGCGGCCTATCGTTTCCGATGTTCGACGTCGGTGGCTACACCGGCCACGGCGGCAAGTACGAGCCGGCCGGCATCGTTCACCGCGACGAGTACGTCTTCGACAAGACGTCGGTGAACCGCGCTGGCGTCGGCTTCTTCACGAAGCTGCACCGGCGGTTGCGCGGCTACGACAGCGGCGGCCTGGTCGGCAGCTCGGCGCCGGCCTGGGGCGATTGGAGCGGCGGGTCGTCGTCGAGCAGCAGCAGCTCACCTTCGGCCACGGGCCTCAAGGTGGACGTCGGCGTGTCCGTCGACAACAACGGCAATCTTCAAGCCTATGTGAAGAGCGTGTCGATGCAGTCCGCCTCGGACACGGTGAGCAGCTTCGTCACAAGTCCGCAGTTCGTTGATCATGTCGCCGACGCCTCGAATGTCGGACGAACCAATCGGTTAATCGGATAGCGGATGGCGATCACTTACCCACGCGCGGATGTCCTAACGCTGGTCGGCTTCACGACGCCGTTCACGTTCGAACCGATCTCGCAGCAAGAGCTGAGCCGGCTGTCGATCGGCACGACGATCGGCAAGGATCTCGGACCTGCACTGTGGTTCGGCAGCTATACGACCGAGGAGCTGCACAACGACACCATGGTCGACTACCAGGCGGTGCTGACATCACTCGACGGTGTGATCAATGCGTTCGAGGCGTGGGATTTGCGACGGCCGGCGCCGCGCCTTTATCCCGGCGGCAGCGCCGCAGCCAACGGAGTGTTGGCGACGGTGAACGCCAACAACAAGGCGTTGTCGTTGTCGGGCCTCAATCCTGGCCAGGTCATCTCGCGAGGCGATTACCTGTCGTTCGACTACACCGGCGGTCGGGCATTGCACCAGGCGATGGAGACCGTCACGGCGAACGGCGCCGGCGTCACGGCTCAGTTCGACGTGCGCCCGCATCTGCGCGCGGGCTGGACGCTGTCGACGGCGGTGACGCTCAAAGCGCCGCGCGGAATGTTTACGCTGATGCCTAAGTCCGTCGTGCCGACGCAGACCCGCGGGAAGTTCGGCAGGCTTGCGTTCCAGATTGGGCAGGTTCTCGCATGACGCGCTCGATCGATCCGCCGGGTCATTCCGAGAACTACGTCCTGTTGCAGGGCCGCCGCCTGGTCGCTCGCGACTTCGTCTGGTTCGTGGTGCGCGACTTCGAAACAGGCAATCCGGTCGAGGACGGCTATTGGTCCGACGTCGGCGCGATCGACGCCGAGGTGATCGATCCGGATTCAGGTTCAGTCGTGACGCGCACCTTCGCTGCTGCCGGCGGGCTGATCAAGATCTCGGACATTCCCTATGTGTCCAACCTCACGGTGCAGACCGTCCAGATCACGCTCTCGCAGGTGGCAACTCGCGTCAATGACCTTCTTCGCGGCTACGATTGCAAGCAGGGAAAGGTGCAGATCTTCCGCGGGCTGTTCGATCCGGCAACGATGGCGATGAATGGACCGGCGTTCCCGCGCTTCGCTGGCACGATCGACCAGGCGCCGATCAAGACGCCACCGGCGGGCGAAGAAGGCGACGTCACCGTGACCTGTACCGGCAACACGGTGGAGCTGACGCGCGCCAATTCGGACACCCGCTCGGACGCCTCGCAAAAGCTTCGCCAAGCGGACGACGATTTCTATTCCGATACGGCGACCGTCAGCGATTGGGAGATTTATTGGGGCAAGTCATCAGGCCCGATCGATCTCGTTTCCATCGCGAAAAACTCGGGTCTTTTCCGCAGATGATCCGGAGCGGCATGGCATCAGATCGGGGACGCGCGGTCGAGCTGCTTCGGCACTCGCACGCGGCGGCCGGGTTTGACGGCACCGGTGAGAGTGGCTTCGCCGTGCCGTTCGAGGCCCCGTATGCGACGCGGCTGTTCGAAATCCATCTCGGCGCAATGAACGGCTGTTGCTTCGTTCTTGATGTCGATGGCGAGGCCCAGGGCATCCTATTGGCGCTGGCCTATGAGCATCAGTTTGGGCCGGTTTGGATCTCGCGCGAAAGCGCCTGGTGGATCGAGCCGGCCCACCGCGGCCGATCGGCAGTGGCAATGCTCGACGCCTACGAGGCCTGGTCGAGGGAGAAACGCTGCCGGTTTGTCGGAATGGCCGGCATGGGCGCCGACCCTGATGTCGCGAAGCTGTACGAGCGGCGCGGCTATCGGCGCGCAGAAACCCACTTCTTGAAGGCGGTTTGAATGGCGATTTTTACAGCCATCGCGACCACCTTGCTCGCCGGCACGTTCCTCGCCGGCACCATCGCAGTGCCGCTGCTCGCGACCGGCCTCGCGCTCGCTACGCAGTTCGCCCTCAGCTACGCGTTGAAGTCGAAGAGCGGCCAGCAGGAACAAAGCCCGGTAGGCATCCAGACCAAGCTCGCCGGGGGCGGCGACGTGCCGCGATCGTTCGGGCTGGGCTATCACGTCACAGCCGGGTCGCTGGTCTACGCAAACCAGCATGGCGGCTTCAGCAACACGCCGAACGCCTATGTCTCTCAGGTCATTTCGGTTGGCGATCTGCCCGGCGAGAAGCTACTCCGCTTCTGGGTCGACGGTCAGCTGATCACGCTGCCGCTCGGCGCGGCCGACTATACTAACTTCGGCTCCGGCGATCTCGGCTATGCCGTGCCGGAGTACAACCGTCCGCACAATGGCGAAGGTGCACCGACGCCGCACCTGTGGATCAAGTATTACGATGGAACGCAGACGACCGCCGACGCCTACATGGTCTTCAACGTCGGCTCCGCTGATCGGCCTTACGGTGCGACGCGCGTCGGCAAGGGCGTTTGCTATTTCATCGCGCACACGCTGCTCGATGAGAACCTCTGGAACGGCGTGCCAAGCTTCAAGGCCGAGCTGTCCGGCATCCCGCTCTACGACCCGTCCAAAGACTCGACGGTCGGCGGCAGCGGCACGCACCGTTTCGGAGATCGCTCGACCTGGGGCGGTGACGGCGACAACTTCCCAGCGGTGCAGGCCTACGCCGTACTGCGCGGCATTAGCTATGCCGGCAAGTGGGTCTATGGCTTGCAGAGCACCGCGGCGGCACGGTTGCCAGCTGCCAACTGGATCACACAGATCGGCAAGTGCCGCGTCACTGTCGAAGGCGCCGACGGACCAGAGCCGAGCTATCGCACCGGCGTCCAGGTTAACGTTAGCACGCAACCGGTCCATCTCCTGGAATCGCTGATGCTCGGCTGTCAGGGCAAGGTTTCCGAGATTGGCGGCTTCTACAAGCTTCATCTCGGCGCGCCCGATACCCCGAGCTTCAGCTTCACCGACAATGATATCCTCTCGACCGAGAGTCAGAACTTTCGACCGTTCCTTGCGCTGTCCGACAGCGTCAACGGCATCCAGGCGAAATATCCCGACCCGGCGCAGGGTTGGAATACGGCGACTGCGCCGGCGTACTACCGGACCGACCTGGAACGGCGTGATGGCCAACGCCGCCTCATGGCGTCGCCGCAGTTCGACGCTGTCCCATACCCTGAACAGGTCCAGCGTTTGCAGAAGTCGGCAATCGAGGAAGCGCAGCGGGCTCGCTCGCACACATTGATCATGCCGCCCGTGTTCTGGCTGGTCGAGGCCGGCGACGTGGGCAAATGGACGAGCGCGCGCAACGGTTACTCGGCGAAGCAATTCCGCGTCGATGCCGGCACCGACAAGAACAATCTCGACGTCCTCCTGGTGCTCACCGAGGTCGATCCCGACGACTACGATTGGGATCGCGACACCGACTTACAGCCAGTGACGACCGGCGGCCTGATCTCGAACCCGCCGCCGGCGCAAGGCGTGACCGACTGGAACGCGCAGCCTTACCAGCTGTTGGATGACAGCGGCGTGGTTCGCCGGCCCGCCATCCTGATCAGTTGGGACGGCTCGCAGCCAGGCGTCAGCGGCGTGCAGTTTGAGGTGAGACTTGGCTCCGATGGCTCGAGTGTGACGCGCGGTCGGACCGATCGGGTGAGCGCTGGCAGTCTCATCATCACTCAATCGATCCTGCCGGCCGTCACGTACCAAGTGCGCGGTCAGTATCTGCCCTCGACGCCGCGCGACATGCTTTGGTCGGACTGGATCACGGTAACGACGGCCGATATTCGTCTCTCACTTGCCGAATTCGACGCGGCCGTGAGAGCGCAAGTCACCACGATCTTCAATCAGCTGAGCGACAAGGTCGACCGGATCGAGCAGGACTTCGCGACGCGGCTTGCGAACCTGTCGGCGCGAGGATGGAATGACAAGACAGAGGTGCGGACGCAATACAACGCACGAGCCGATGCCGCGGCGGCCTCGATCGAGGACGTCCGCATTGTCGCGGTCGATACCTCGACGGCTTTTGCAACTTTCTCGACGACGGCGACCGCGACATGGGGGTCTCTCACCGCTTTCGTGAACGAGTCGGCAAGTGCGATTGCAATGCTTGACGGGTACGCCGCGGCGTCCTGGGGATTCACGCTCAACGTCAACAACTATGTCACGGGAATTCAGGCCGTTAACGGCGGCGTCGGTCTCTCTGCCATCACCTTTGTCGCAGACAAGATCAGGTTTCAGTTTCCCGGCTACAACGGTGGAGCGCCGCAGGACTTCATCTCATTCGGCACGCTCAACGGCGTAGCCGCGTTCGGGATGAACGGAAATTTCTATCTCGACGGCACCTTCAACGTGAAGGCCATCGCGGCCGGTGCGATCGACGTCATCTATCTCAAGGCGAACTCAATCGACTCCGCGTCGGGCGTGATCAAGAACCTAGGCGTGGGTAGCCTAAGCATCGCAGACAATGCGGTCACGGTGCCGGTCGCACAGACGACGGGAGCCGCTATATTTGGCGCCGGTTTTGGTAACTGGGTGTCGTTTTTCAGTTTCAACATGTCCATAGACACCACGGGATTGTCGGGCAAGCCTATCGTGATTTACGTGAGCGTGAACTCGATGTGGGCTAGTGGCTCCCCCGCTACAGAGACGGGACAATTCCGCTTTTTGCTCAACGGCTCACAAGTCAATTATTACCAAGTGACGCTGCCAACCGGCGCGAGCGCCCCGACACCACTGTCCGGTGCTATCAGCATTACAGGTACTGGCGGCATTGTATCTGTTTCGATTGCGGCTCAATTCGGATCTACCAGTTCGAATGCGATGTTGGCAGGTGCAACTCTCTTTGCAGTGGCGGCGAAGCGATGA